CAAAGAAGGGTATGAAGTAATGGCTGACTTTTCCTTAGAAAAAAAGGAAGGTCTGCATGGTTGGTTCAAGCGGAACAATGGTAAGGGCTGGGTTAACTGTAAGACGGGCGGACCCTGTGGTCGAAAGTCTGCCAAGTCTGGCGGCTCTTATCCCGCTTGCCGACCAACCAAGGCCCAATGCACTAGCAAAGGTGTCAAGGCTAAAAAAAGTTCTAAACCAGTATCATGGGAATCTAAAAGTAAAGGAAAAAAATAATGGCAAAGAAAAAGAAAACATCCTCTAAAAAAAAACCTAAGATGTCTTGTGGATGTAATAAAAAATAATAAATAAGGAGAGTAAACATGCCAGTATCAGTTAGACCAACAGGAACTATTTGTGGAGCTTGGCTTTATCCAGATCAAAAAAATACATACGAAAAATTAAAAGAATTTTTATTTGAATCTGAAAAAGGACGCACTGATGTAGTCTTTTTTTCTTCCATTGCTTCAGCTTATGAAGGAAATGATTGGAAATATGTTGACGATGGAAAAGATAATTATCACTATACTGGCGGTTTAATTGATGGAATTAGTAAAGCAATTCTTCAAGGATCAGCTGTACGAGCTCCAAGAAAACTTTATGCAAGTGGTGTATTTCCAGCTTACTGTGGGAATAAAATTCCTAATTTTGATCCATTCGTTTCTAATACATGGCACAATGCAAATCCTAATGGAGTTGGTGGATTTTTAGCAGGAGCTGCTTCTTATTATAGTAATTGGTTATATGTTGATTTACAATCAAAACCACTTAAAGAAAGTGCATCACTTAATTTTGCATTTCAAAATACAGGAGGAGCTACTTTTACAAGTTGGGATTCTGATAACCAAACATTTGTTACAACTAATCATACTAATCTTTGGAGAAATGCTTTTGAGGTAGAATTCCCAAGTGATATTACTAATAATTCTTCAGCAATAGATAAATTTTCAAATTTTTTTAGTCTAGGCATAAATGATCTTTATCTTGCTCAACCAAATTTAGGAACTAGTACAAACCTTACTGTTCTTAATTCTACTACCCCAGAACAACCTCAACGATTTTGGGATAAAGAACAACCTTGGTATGCAAATACAACTAATAAGTTTATTGCTATTGGTATAGGTTATTTAGATCGAACAACAAACCTTATTATTGATGTTTTTCCAGATGCTTTCGATTATGGCTATGTTCCAGCTGGTTTTACAAATGGATTAACTAAAGCACAAGCTTTAGCTTTAGATTCAGATATTACTGTTGCTACTTTTACTGGTACTGGGTTTATTTTTGAAGGTAATCCAGGTTTAGGCAGTATACACTGGTTAGGAGAAGGAAATTCACAATTTTGGACATCTTCTGAACAATTAAATTACTATGCAAATAGACAAGTCGTTGTAAAGCTTTTTTCAATAGATAGTTTAAGTACGCTTTTAGGACCAGAAGTTTTTGAATTGTTACCTAACAACTCTACTATAACTTCATATACTGCTTGGAAAAATTGTGACGGATTTAAATTAAACGCAACAACAGCTATTATTCGTTCTCAATGGGTAAACACTTTAACCTTAGTTTCACCTAGTGGTTATACACTTTTCCAAAATAATGTTATTAGAAGAAAATATGGTTTATGTACAAGTACTTATCCAGGAGCAAGTACATATCAAATAGGATTACCTGTTCTTTTTTACTGGGGTACTAGAGATTCAGCACTTCGAAAGTCTGGTTGGTATAATACTGAAGTTGCATTTGCAAGAGAAAATACCACGCCACAAGATAATCCTTTATATGGTATAAACTTACCTGGATTTCCTATTACCATTAGTACTCTTGGAACAATGGGATTTTTTGCTTTAGAGAATGGAACAACTGCTGATATTGCAGGTGCAGCTAGTAATGAACTTTTTAAATCTAGAGGAATTACAATTAAAACTGATTTAGGAAAGTTTTTTGATACTATTGAAACTAAAGGCGGTGGATTCAAATCTACAACAATAAAATCTTTAGACACAACTGAAAAAAATTCCATACTTGGTATTTTTAAATCTAATAATCTAAAATATGTAGTTAATACATATGTTTTAGATTTCTTTGGAAATGAGTTTGGTGATGCTGGTAGTAGTTTTTTAGATCCAGGTAATATCAATTTAACCATTCAAAAGAGAGATGTAGGTGCAGCAAACCCATCTCTTTTAGGTTTACAATCAAATATTCAAACTTTTAATAGAAACTACTATCCTACATTAAACTCTAATACAGCCCAAGTTAAACGAAAAGCTAACTATAATAGACTTATTAAAACGGTTGATTTAAGTACAACAAATGCATCATGGACTGTAGGTGAACTACGTTTTAGTTTTACTGGTGACGGAGCTTCTGCTAAAACAAAAGGTAATTTTATAATTACAAGTCATTATGTTGTAGATGCAAATTGTGCGGATGGAATTGCATTTACTTCATATTCTTCTTATAAAAGCTTTAGAACAGGTGACGAAGCTTATCGACAAAATAACGGATTTAAAGGCAGAAATTCAGTTTATTTAGATCTCTTTAAAACTTTATATGATCGCCAAACTGACCCATCACTTGGTGGTTCTGTAGATAACCCAAGAAAACTTGTTATAGCAATGGAAGTTGGAATATGGGAAACAGCAAATACAAACTTTACATATAATGGAATAAATACTTGGCAGTATTTAGTAGACGATCAAACAAGTGGACCAAATACAAAATTTGGTAATATTAATTTATACAGTGGTCCTTTTAAAATAATCGAAGAAATTCATAATACTGCATTATTAACTGGTTTTAAAAGAGAAGAAATTGTTATTTTATTTTTTTCACCAACTTATCTAACATCATCATCTTTACCATCAAGAGGAACCGCAAACGGAATTACTTTAAATACTGAAGCTGATGAACTTGCATTAATACGAGATAAAAATAAAAGATCGTCTTTTATTAGAGCTTCTGAGGTTTTTAGTAATACCTTTTTAAATTATTGTGGTTTATTTAATCCATGTAATCCTTTTCCTCTAACTGCTCAAAATCCCAGCAATCCTACTTTTCCAGTAAAAAATGCTGTATATATCAATCTAGGTCAGATTTTAAGTATTAGTTCTAATTTAACATCTATTGATAACTGGGAAAATACTTGGTATCATCAACCCCTTAGTAGTAGTGATGAAGTTGCTTATACTGGTTACTCTGAGGGTGGAGCATTAGCTATTGGTTCATTATTTATGGATTATGTTAAAGAAGGACAAGCAACCGTAAACTTTGTTCCTCCATGGATTCCTGTATTTTCCAAGATACTAAACTATACTACAGATCCAGTTTCTGGTGCCACATTTCAGTTTACATCTGTTTCATTAGATCCTTCTAAAATAGAACCATACTTAGTAGAATTTGATGCACTCTGTGATCAAGGTAATATCCAAGCTAAACGTACTCTTTCTAGATATAAAACTAAAATCTTACAATAAAGGAATAATCCATGCCAGCAATTTCATTTCAACAAGGTGTAGCTTTAGCTATGGGTACATATATTGATCCAGCTAATAGTACAAATAATCAACGATTTACTTTAGTTGAAGCTACTGCAAATCGCAATCGTAATGGTGTATTTGCAGTTAATATTCGCACAGGATTAGTTGATAATCGTTTATCGGCATTATTTCATGGACGGGCTGCTGGAGGAGCTGATATAGGTAGTTTAGATTTTACAAATAATTCTGCTGGAACACAACTTGGTAATTTATCTAACCAAGCTTATTCCTTAACTACAACAAGTACCGCTGTAAATGATATAGAACTTACTGGTTATGATATAGTATTTACAAGTGGAGTTATTGCTGCACATAAACAATTAGATTACAGAGTTGGTGGTGATATTGTTGGAAACGGTTCTGTTTCTAAGGTTGAAAGAAATTATCACCGAACTGGTTTAGCTATTTGGAACAAACTAAAGAAATGAGGCTACAATGAGTAGAATGCCGATGATGGGTATGGGTATGCCAACTGGTTATGGTCCTGGTATGATGGAATCTCAGATGGGTCTTGGTGCTCAAATGCCAATGCCTGAAGAAAAGCCAATGCCAAAAAAGAAAAAACCAACAAAGAAAAAAACCAGTAAGAAAGCAAAGAAAAAATGAAAAAGAAATGTGATATGAATTATATTAAAGAACGTACTGGTCCTAAGCCAGATTCTAAAAAACCAATTATACCAAAGAAAAAAACTAAGACTCGGTAATCCGAATAATCTTAAAGGAGAGTTAAATGTTAGATACAAATAATGCTGAACAATCTCAACCTGTCGAGACTCAGCCAATCATTGCTACACCAATCCAATCAGAAGATCCACAAACAACCCATGAACGTGCTATGTTTATGAAGTATGTTCAAGATCAAGGGCAAAAGATCCCTAGTAATTTCAAATCTGCTGATGATTGGTTTAACAGTTTAATTGAAGCCCGCAAGGGATTCACTCAAGCCAGACAGGAAATAGCTTCTCTAAAGAAGCAGTATAATCAAAATGGGGTGACTAATCCTAACTATGTGGGGGACTCACCTCAAACTCAGGTTCAACCAGAACCAGTCGAGGATCTTTCTGGCGTTCCAGAAGATCTAAAGATTACACCACCACCTACTCCTCAGCCTGGATCTACGTCTCGGGTTAGTGCAGAAGATTGGCTTCGTTGGGGCAAAGAAATTGACTCAACGGGTGCCGTAAGTGCAGCTACTCGTAAAGAGATTCAAGCTAAGATGGGTGCTGATGAAGTAATTATTGAGCAAATGATTAAGGGTCGTAAAGCATTAGCAAAGCAATCTTGGGAAGATGCAGCGGTTGTCGTGGGCGGAAGTGACAACCTTAAACGTCTATTCAAGTGGGCTCAAGAGTCCAAGCCAGCTGATGAAGTTGTGGCTATTAATCGCTCTCTTCAAACAAATGCCTATAAGAATGTCCTCCTAGGGCTTAAGGCTGAATATGAGCAAACACAACCACAGGCAAAGCCCAAGGCTCAGGAACCCCAGGCTATGCAGAATCGGGTTAATCCCTCTCAAGTTCCACAATCCGTACAAGTATTTAAAAACTTTGCTGAACAACAAGCTGCTCTACGCGATCCAAGACGTAGAACAGATCCTAATTTTAATAAAGCAGTTGAGCAGATGGTTATTAACTCATCAAAGTACGGCTTTAGAAATCGTTAACTCCGTATAATCCCACAAGGACACGGACTAATTAATAATTTCTCCTTCGTTAATGTTTATTTATTTTAAAAAAGAGTTTCTATATAAGGAGAAACAAATATGCCTTTAGGTCCAAGCGAAACAGGTCACAATGTTGACCCAATTTATCCAGTCGGTACAAGTGTTGGTGCGTGGCCAGATGGTGGTTCAGCAGCTTCAACAACTTCTATTCCATCAGTCTCTACTTCATCAGATCCAAATTATTGGCTTCCTATTTGGTCGGGCGAAGTAATCAATGCTTACGACTCATATAATATCTTTGAACCAATGGTTACTACAGAAACCATTACCTCAGGAACTACTAAGCGTTTTCCTGTTACTGGTACTGTAGGTCACATTGGTAAGTGGAACGCTGGTGTTGAGCTTCTTGGTGATTCTACCATTTCAACTCCAGGTTGGTTCGATATCTCACTTGATGAGCGCCCAATGGCTGCTTACTTCGAACTTGACGATATTCACCTTATGCTTACCCAATGGGATTACAGAGCTGAGTTAGCTCGTCAAGCTGGTTTACAACTTAGTTATACTCGTGACAAGCAAATTGCTTGCATGATTGCTAAGGCTGCATTCGTTCCTGCTAGATTTCCACTTAACAACATCAGAGGTAACAATCTTGCTGGTATGAACCACGCAGATGTAAACATCCTACCAGCTGATGCTAGATTTAATCTCTTAGGTCTTCGTGGTGCTACTCAAACTGAAAGAACTGATGCAGCTCTTTTGCTTCTTGATTACATTGAGCGTTACATGGTTCGTCTTTCTGAAATTGATGCAACCCTTGGTGAAGTTTATTGTGCTGTAACCCCACAAGCTTTCCATGACATCCGTGCACTTGGTATTGCTCGTGATGCTACTGGTCTTGTTGGTGGTGCTGGTCGTCCATTCTTTGGTGGTGTATCTGAAGCTGGTGGTCTTGGTGCTCCACTTTCTCAGAACATGTTCGGTATTACCGAAGCTCTTGAGTATATGGGTGTTAAGATTATTAAGAGCAATCACCTTGAGCAACTTGATCATGCTAAAGTTCAATCTGGTATTGTTACTGATAGTGGTTCATCAACTGCCAATGTTTTACGAACAGGCGTTAATACTGCAACTGGTCAGTATGCTCAAGGTTCAACTAATGATAGAGTATCAGTAATTACTGATCTTGGCGATGCTAAGTATAACTTTAACTGGTATAACGGTACTGAAGCAAATGAAACTTCTGTTGTTGCTGCAACTGGTGCTCCAGTCAACGGCGCTGCTATGAAACCAGTCAAGGCTCTTATCTGGCAAAAGTCAGCAGTTTGCTCATTACGTCTCCAAGGTATGAAGGTTGAATCTGTTAAGGATGTCCGTCGTGGTACTTACTTTACTGTAAGCTCCATCATGGCTGGTGCTGGCGTTCTTCGTCCAGAACTTTGCGGCGTAATCCAAGGAACTTATGCTGTTCCAGCATCCTAATCCTAACTAATTACATTTTATTACTTGTACCTAGGGGGTCGAAAGGCCCCCTAGGTATTTTTTTCTCAGGAGTATTTATGTCTTTAAAACCATATAATCCAATTCAAATGTCTTCTAGAGGTCTTGGCGATACCGTAGCTAAAGTGGCAAACAAACTGGGATTTAAAAAAACCCCAGGATGTGGTTGCGAAAAACGTCAAGAAATGTTAAACAAACTTGTGCCTTATAAGCAGAAGGGAGGTAAGTAATGGGACTATACAGCTATGTAGATGCAGTTAATCACATGCTATTGTCCTCGGGTGAACACATAGTAAACGATCTTAGTACAGATGCGGGTGTCGATACAAGTGTTGCTCAGTTCATACTTAATCAAACTATAAAAGCGGCTGTAATGAGGGGTATAGCAAACAATAGATACGTTACAACCATTACTCCTGATGTCAATGGTAAGATAATCTTACCTGATACTGCTTGTTATGCTCAAGTTGTTGAACCTCTGTTCGATCCTACGACGGGGGAGGTGATCCAAACTACTATTAAGTCCAATCCAACGAGGTTGTTCAACATCACCAAGCAGACTGATATATTCGATAAGGCATTAAAAATTGAGGTTATTGTAACACTTAATAACGCAGTAAACAACTATGGTTGGGATGACATTGATTCTGCTTTACAAAGAGGAATTATGGAAACCGCTGCTAGAGAATATCAGGCTATAACCCAAGGTGATCTAGACGTCGATAAGCGTATGGCTATGCGAGAACAGTACCATCTTTCTCGTGG